ACGCTCGTGCTCATTCCTGAACTCAGGCATCTTTTCTGTAAGCTGGTAATTCATGTCAGCTTCGACACGCTGCGCCGCTTCCATCTTTTCGCGGGTCTCTTTACCGATAATCTGTGTACGGACTGGGCCCTTAGCAGGGAAAGTCTCCATAATTGTTTCTGATTGGAAACGAACTACGGCTTCTGTAATCATTGGGTGGAATACACCACAAGCGCCATCCCAAGGTTCTACGCGTTCTTCAAACTTCAGACCAAGCAATGTAATACCGTCTTTGTACATCTGCTCCCAGTCTTTGCGGGAAGCCAAATCGTTTTCGATGTCAGAGGCCAGATCACCGGCAATCGTTTCAAGGGCGCCAGCATCAAGTTCTTCGGCTAAGTTCATATTGAACTCTTCGCTACCGTCAACTTCGTCCATTTTTTCGATATCTAGCTCAAAGCCATCACCGTTAATATGAACCGCTTCTGGGTCTTCAATTTCGATTTCAATATCTGGCTCGTTCTGAGTCAGTTGTTCTAGGCCTTTCGGCGCTTGGTATAAACCTTTATCTACTGGCATGTTATGTCTTCCTTAATTACATTATTGTTTCGCGCTGGTGGTAAAGACGACATACATTTTGCCTGCATATCTTTATCCGTAAGCCCAAATTCTTTTAAGCACTCGTGTACGCGCTCAACAGGTTCAGCTACATACATAAAAGTACAAGTTTGCTCGATTTTAACCTGACGCCAGATAGCGCGGGACATTTTTTTAACTTTCCACCACCGCTTTATGAATTTAAACATTAGTAGTATGCCGCCTTCCGTCTGTACTTGTACTGCAAATCATCTTTCTCGTCGGTGTCCAAACTAATGAACCCGCCCTGGCGGTACCGCAAAAGTGCCTGAGTTGTCGTATCCACAAAGTCATCATGCTCGCCAACTGGGAACGATGCCAATTCTTCTATTACATCCCGGGCCCACCGCCTATCGGGCGCCCAAACCTTCCCGCTAGTAAAAAGATCAGCTACGGCATTCAAGCGAACCATCTTATCATTTCCACGGGAAGGGTTGGTCTCCTGTACTGGTATCCCCATCATCCTAAGTTCCTGGATCAACGGGGCACCTGAAGCTTTTTTCTCCACAATAAACGCATCGGGCTTCCATTCCTTGTAGTGCTTTAGCGCTACTTGTTTTAGTTCTGGAAATGCCATTCGGTCTTTAAAGGCGTCGAGTAAGATTAAATTGGGTGAGTTCCCATCCTCCTCGTTATACCAAACCCCCCACGTTGTACATGCGGAGTAGTCAGATGTTGTCTTAGTTTCAAACGCCGTATCCCAGCTTTGAATAATATACTCTACAGTAGGCGGGTCATCTTTTTCCCATATCATCCAGTCTTTTCTTCCAACAACAGCGCTCATATCGCTAGTCGGGTTCTGCATATACTGGGCATTCCAATAACGAGGATCTAGTACTGCCTTTGTAGCTTTCAGTGTTTCGAGGGGCCATTGTTCTGGCCAAAGGGATTTTTCTGCGTCTGTATCTTCGTTAAGGATAGCGGGCAGTTCTACAATCTCCCAAGGGGTCGTGTGCGGGTTTTTTATATTGTAGTCAATGATCCGCCCAGTTAAATCGAGCAAAGACCAGCGAGTCATAATTACTATGATCGCACCCCCCGGCATTAAACGTTGTAGTGGGCCAGTTTGGAACCAAGACCAGGCGTTATCAAACGCTAGCCTTGAATTCGCTTTCATGTCCTGTTCAGAATGAGGGTCATCAATAACAAACAAGTCAGCGCCTCGTCCTGCCAAGGCACCCCCGACACCAGCAGCATAATACTGCCCACCAGCAGATGTGCTCCACTTACCCGCAGCCTTTTGGTCGTCGGCAACGACCGTGTTTGGGAAGACTGCTCTGTAATCATCTGAGTCAATTAAGTTCCTCACTCTCCGTCCAAAGTCTTCCGAGAGCCCCGCGGTATGCGTGGCCATAATGATTTTCTTCTCGGGGTATTGACCTAGAAAGTATGCCGGAAACAGGTAGGACGAAAACTCTGATTTGCCCATACGTGGTGCAATATTAATAATTACGCGCTTTTTTCGCCCCTCCACAACATCCTGGAAGATTTTAGCTAGTTTGCGGTGCTGGGGCCCTATCTTAAAGCCTGGGTATACTGCTTTCGCGAACTCCAGCGGCTTATTTTGTGCCTGATTTAAGTGCATGCGGTGCTCTTGCTCTTCTAAATCCGCTAAAAAGAGCGCCTTCTCTTCCAAACTCATGTCTTTTAGCGCTAATTGCGCGGCGAGAGCCTCTTGTGGAGTTAGAAAGTCTAGATTCATTCGTCTTTATACCGTTGCTTTTCTGCAACAACCTTAGTTTCGACGATATCTTCTACGTCAATGACGTCTGCTTTACCCATGTACTTGGATAGTTTCTCTCTGATGCGCTTTTCGAGTTCCTCATTGCTTATTTCTTTTTGGTTTACTTCTACGCGTTCGGTAAACAAGGCTACTTCCGTGACTTTTCCTAGCAACTCCAACGCTTTTAGACGTATCCGGGCATCAGGGTGGTCGGTTTCTTTGACGATCTTTGCCACGCTCATCGAACGCAACTCATTCGCCTGTTTTACAAACTCCCACTGGTATCCAGTGACCATAGCCACGGCGTTTGTGATTTCTTCAGGGACTTGTAAGTTCAGTAATTGGTTTTTTGCGTCAGGGGAGCCAGCTGTTAAAGCAGCGAATGCGTTGGCTACTTGTTGTTCTTGGGCATTAGATAGGATCTGGGCTTCTTCCTCTTCGGAGGAGAATTGGTTTAACCAGTCTACTGTTTGTTTTTGCGCGCCCAATGTTTGGGGGGCAGTCAAGTCTTCTAGGGGGGTAAAGTTGTCCGCACCAGAATCAATTTCTGGTACATAATCTGCAGCTACGGCTGAGACCAAATGCTCTAAAAGCAAACTAACTACCTCCTTGGTTGCGCTGGGGTAAGCGAATGTTGGAAGTATACAACGTTTTTGTTTTTTATGTTACTATTCTTTTGCGTGTGGCTTTTCCTCCTTCGTTTGAGCTATGCGCAAATCTCCTTTGTTGTGATGGTTTGGCCCCCGGACTTAAAACCCCCGGGGGTTTTTTTTTTTACTTAGCTTTTAGCATCTTGATTGTGTCAATCGTAACGTCTAGCCAAAAGTGGTATGCGTCTTTAATTGCTTTCTCAGTTTGCTGGTAAGTTTTGTTTAGCTCGAGGGGTTTAAAAAAATCGTACATGGTAGGTCCTTTGTAAATTGTGGGAAACATTTTTCCCGGTTTGTGTAGTTTATTACACATTTTATTGCACTGCAACATTTGACATGTATATTTTTTGGAATTTTTTATACATATGGGTATCAATATGTATAGATGTTTTATGCCTGTAGGTACCAACTGGGAAACTGGGGATGTCACATGTTTGGTCAAATATTAGACATGGAAGTGCATGAATTTTTAATAAAATTTTGCTGTAAGTTGTTGATTTTATACAAGATTTGACATTTTTTAGCTGTGCGGTTAAGGAACAATGATCTAGTGACCATGTCACCACTCCCTCCAACAGGGTTGATACCCCCATAGTGGGGTCGCCATATAGCCATTACGAAGGGGGGAATAGACCCTAAAGCTATACTGTTTACATGGATAGAACATCTATTCATTCGTTGCCAAGCCGATACGCTTGGCTTTTTATATTGGAGTTACACATCATGGCATTAACATTTACTTATCAAACAGCACCAAAGGGTGCAAACATTACATTCGCTGTATTCGCTAACGGCATGGGAGTAGCCAAGCGAATGAGTATGGCTGAGTCAGAGGTATGGCATAAGCAATACATTAAGGAAGACCCTGAGGCACAAGCCGATTGGAGACACGAATGGGTGCGACACTTTGTTGCGGGTTATCTAGGTAATCCAAGCGATAAGGTCTTGGACAGGATTCTGTCCCAAACTCGTGATGAGAGAACGAGAGAGCACCAACTCGCATACAAGTCAGCGACTGAGATGTTCCGTAGTCACATAGTTAGACCTGAGAAGTCAGGGTCATTCAAGCAAGTCAAGGTAACAGTTGACAAGGTAGTCGAGTTGTTCGAGCAGTTGAGTAAAGCCGAGCAAGCCAAGTTCATGCGGATTATCAAGTAAGCGTGGCAACGAGGCTTCATCGCAGTTTAATTTTCTGTCTAATCAAGGAGTAACCATGCACTTAACCAAAGCGCAACAACTAGCCATGCGACAAATGGTCAGGCAACAACGGGACAGGATTCTGTCCGATACCAAACCCAAACCTGACTACCACAAGCCCATCACTATGGGCGAGGTGTTTATGACCTTTAACCGCAACACCTACAAACAAGGGAAATACGAATGAGCAAGGGCAAGAACAAAGCATGGGACATCATGTCCCTATATCGTGACGGCTACACAGTCCTAGCGATAGCAAGGCAACTAAGTCTTTCAACCAAAGATGTATATGCAGTAATCAACCTACCTAAACACAAAGGAGTCTAACCATGTCAGGCATGAAGCGATTAGTAGAAGAGGTAGCACTAATGTATTGGGAAGGCTACACAATCCTAGCGATTGCCCGCTCTCTCAAGTTATCAACCAAGCAAGTCCAATCTGTCGTTAACCTTTACAAAGGAGAATTACTATGAAATCAATCACACTCAAACCAAGCGCTGTATACAAACAGATCCTAGCCGAAGGCACACTAGGTAAGCGTAGTAATGTATGGGTCGTATGCCAAAAGAAAGGCGATGAAGTAGGCGAGATAGTAAGAAAGCCATATCAGTCTTTAGCCCGAGCCACAACAGCGTGGCGTAAACGCATTGAGAAGCACGGCAAGGACTCAGGCTGGGTAGTCATCACCTCCGATGCGTTAGCTTCTTGTGGCTTCATCTGGCTGTAATGAGAGGGGTTTGGGACAGGTTTCTGTCCCGTTATGCACCATAATAATGCACTTGGTAATTGTCTACTTTATCTCGCAGGTGGACACTACCTTGACGCCCGCAACCCTTTTGTTTATGTGCGTCTACCACATTCCCAGCACACCTATATATATAAATACTAAATTCTAAATATATATATATAAGGGTAGATAAGTGGGACTGTTTATTTGTGTCTTACTTTCTTAGTCCTTAAGTTGCTGGAAATCCGTAGACATCTGTGACAGCATAAGGAAAAAGCGTAGTAGTATAAGGCTCAAACACATGACAACTACTGTGGACAACATAGGTATAATTACTGGACATTAGTAGACTTTTATGGCTAAACGGGACAGAAACCTGCCCTTGCTTCATTAAAACGGAAACAAACCACATGAAAAAACTAACCAAGCAAGCACAACTAACTTGTGCGAAATGCGGGGAAACAAGAGAGCGAGCTGAGTTTAAAAGACGCATGACTGCAGAAGAATATTCAAACGCCCTAAACAGGCGGGTTGAAACAGGAACTACGGTCATCAGCTCTTTGTGCAAACAATGCCAACCCAAACGCAAACCGAGTGCTAAGCTCACCCTCAAAGAACTACGCAACAAGATAACAAATAAACGCATCAACCCCTACCTAGGGGAACAACTAATACACCAAAAAAGAAAGGACATCAACGATATGCGAAAGCGAGTGATGAAAGAAAGGTGGCAAAAGGAAAAGGGTAAGGAACGAGAAGCACTAAAAACCACCCTAGATAAAGAAGTAAACCTAGCTAAGAACAGATACCACGCCTACTTCAGACGGACAGAAACCTGTCCCATAAAAACGACTCGGCAAACAAAAGCAGATACACCCGAGCAAATAGCCCAAATCAAACAAGCACGCCTAGACCACTTGGCGGTTTTAGAAACGCAATATAGATTGATGAAAGAAAGGAGAGTAGAGAAGTTAAATGAATACGATACGGGCAGAAACCTGTCCGCTAAGTAAACAACCACTAACAAAGGAGGAAATAAACCATGCCTAATGGTGAAAGTAGAGAAGGACTAGAAGATGTGTATGAGCAAGAAAGGCAGTATGTAGGTAGGGCAGTTAGGGATATGAGCGTTGAAGAGATGATTGCAGAAATGCGAGATAGGGTAGTACCACGCTTGCACGCCCCACCACCCCCAACAACAGACCCAAGACTACCCGTCTTCCGAGAACCCGAACCCACAGAACCACGCTTCAAAATACCCAAGGGGTTCACACCCCTGCACCCACTAATAAATACCACAACCCAACCCGATGAAAAGCCTGAGCACTTACTACGCACAGATAGGGTTAGGTATGTCTTGCGGAGTGGAGAGAAAGGTAGTAATTGGGTGTCCCACTTATGGTGGGGTGATTCTCCGAGGCAAACCGGTGCGATAGTCGCATACAAGAAGCTCAAGAAAGAGAGTCCATGGGTGGATTGGGGTAACTTGCACCGCCTTACCGACTTAAGAGACCACCCAATACACGGCACCATACCCGACATAGCCCGCCTAAATAGCACCCTTACCACACCTGAATTAGTAGTGTGGCTAAGGGATTTTAATAGACCCGTGGGCTATGTGCGTAGGGCAGATGCTTGGGACTGGGGTTTAGATGGCACGGGCAACGACATAATGCGGTATCGACTAGCGGGAGAAGAAGATGAAAGTATTACAAGGATTTGATTTGTATAGCAGGATCGCCCTGTTGTTTTGTAGTTTATTCATAGGGGCGCAGGTAGTTAGGTATGTAGTAGGTTTGATTATTAAATAGATTGGGACAGGTTTCTGTCCAATGACTTCGGTCATCAGTTATTACACAAACGAAAGGAAATACAGTTATGCCAACAGTTACATATACAGTTGCACAGGTAGAAGCAGTCCGTCTTCGCAAAGCAAGCCTGCCCGATGGTAAGCATGACGTGTTGCGGACATTCCTCAGCATGAAGTTGAATCACATGGAAAGACCACACGCATGGACTATGGCGGAAGCAGTAGATCATAGTAGGCACACTATCAAGAACAACCTCTTAGTAACACAACAATGGCACGGCAACCGACTCAATCGGTTTTCAGTAACAAGTTATGTCTCGCTTATGACTCGCAAGCGTGCTCTATACGACTTCGGAGTGAGGGCTAGGGAGTGTTTTAGAACTCAAGACGATAGTGAGTTAGTTTGTATGCTTAATGACAACCCTGACATTAGGGATATGGCAGGTAGTAGCGATTGGTGCGAAATGATTAACGATTCGGATAAATTCCCCGACGCACCTACATATGAGGTTTGCTCTGACTGCGAGTACATAGAAGCAGAAGACGATGGCTCTTGGGTGTATAACGGCGACAGATGGGTGTGCTCTAGTTGTAGGGAGAATAGCTATCGTTGGTCAGACTACCATGATAGCGTGGTGCATGAAGATGATGAAGAGCCTGACATCGAAGACGATGAGGAGGAGGAAGAAGAAAGCCGCTTCATCGGGGGTTATCATAGTAGTAAGCGTAAGCTAGGTCTTATCCCAACTGAGTTCTCCAAGCGAGAGACTAAGATCTACATGGGGCTTGAGCTTGAGATGGAGGTCGGCGATGGTTGCGACCGAGAGGCTAAGGCTGAGGAGTTGTTCGAGGCTATCGGTGTTACGCCTGAAGGGCACAACTATTGTTTCTTAGAAGACGATGGGTCTCTTAGCCACGGCTTTGAGATGGTGACTGGCTACACAGGGTTAGATGTTCATGCCAAGCAGTTAGAGTTCTTTAAGCGTAGATGGGCTGATGTTAAGTCGCACGATACCAAGACTTGTGGGCTTCATGTTCACATTTGCAAGAAGGGTATGAGTATGTTTCATGCGGCAAAGTTAATCCTGTTCATGCACGATAGTAGAAACCAGCGACTCTTTCGTACCATAGCAAGACGAGATGGCAACCGCTATTCACAGGTTAAGAACAAGACAGCCGACTATGCATGGCTCAAGCACGGCAAGCGTAATGGTATGCAACGCTTGAATGAGGATCGGTATGAGTCGGTTAACTTCCAGCCCGAGAGAACTATTGAGTTCCGCTTGTTTAAGGGCACGCTACGCTATGAGACCATCATGTCTTGTCTTGAGTTTACTTACATGGCTTGGTTCTTTAGTCGTGATACAGGGCAACAAGACTTAACTACGGATAACTTCCTCAAGTTTATTTGCCAGCCTGACAACCGCAAGGACACAATCAATCTACGGTCATTCTTGCAGTCTAAGGGATTCATGCTAGATAAATCAGCAATCGTTAAAGCTAACCCACGTTTCGAGAAGAAAGAACAATTAGCTGAAGTGTAAGCGGGCAGAAACCTGTCCCAAACAAATTTAAATCAATCTAAATAAAGGAAATACATATGTGTTTATTAGTCGTTCAGCCCGCTTCCGCCCCTTCATTAACCCAAGAGTGGTTAGAGGATTTCTATTCATCTAATGCCGATGGCGTTGGTATCATGCGTTCAGTTGACGGCGAGCTTCTCATAGAGAAGATCTTGCCTAAGAATGCCCAAGAGTTTGTAGACTTTTATACCAACCACATTGATGGCTACGATTGTGCGTTCCATCTGCGTATGAAGACCCACGGCAACATCGATATGGAGAATTGCCACCCATATGAAGTATTCAATAGTGCTGAGCACGGGCTTGATGTTTGGCTCATGCATAACGGCATACTAGGTACAGGTAATGCGGGTGATGTTACCAAGTCAGATACATGGCACTACATTCGTGACTACTTGCGACCTATGCTTGCTAACAACTTAGACTTTGCGTTTACCGATGCGTTTGCTGAGATTGTCGGTGATCATATTGGTGCGTCTAATAAGTTCGTCATCATGGATAGCACAGGTCGTGTTCAGACAGTCAATCAAACCTCAGGCGTGTATTGGGGCGGTCGTTGGTTATCTAATACATATGCGTGGTCTAGTCCTACTGGTGTGCCCAAAGATTATGTTGATAGTGCCGAGTTAGCGGTGCAACAGATCGAGGCTGAGCCATACAAGGCAGTATGGAAAACTGGTGGGAGTAAGTCGTACAAGCAGTGGTCTGGCTATGGTGCTGGCTACGGTGCTGGTGGTTACGATAGTCGATACGATAGTGATGATTACTGGGAGGATTACAAATACAACCACACTACCAAGACATATGACAAGGTAGAAGCAACGGACAAGCTAGATCGCCCAGTATATGTACCGCCAGTAGGTAGTATCTTTGAAGATGAAGATGGCGATTACGATGATGAAGATAACACTAAGCGTAGCCCTGAGTTTGGTGTGTCACCTCAAGAGATTGACGATGTGATGGAAGATTTACTGTTTGAGATCGAGCAGACATTTGAGATCAAGTATCTTAGTCGCACCGCAGGCTATGAATTCATCGAGGAGTTTGGTATCGATAACTTCATGGAGGTGTGCTACATGGCACTAGACGACATGATTGACAGCAGTTGGTTCGAGCGTATCTTGACTGACCACATCTGTGCCCGTGAAGCGTTCCCTTGGATGGAAAGAACTAAGCCACAAAAAATCAGTATCTGCTAACAACGAAAGGAAAATAAAGTATGTCTAAGTTTTATATAGTTGCGGGTGCTACCCGCTTTGCAGTCCAAGAAGTAACTGCCCTTACTAGAGAAGAAGCAGAAAGAAAAGCATATAAGACTGACCCCAGTTTGTGGGATAAGCACATTCAAAGTGACAACTATGAGCAGTACGAAACCTTGGAGTTAGGGGAAGAGAGTCAGTATATAAACCTAGAGGAGGGAGTATGAAAGAACATTTAGTAGCAGAGAATCCGAATAAGGATATGCCACACAACCAAAGACTTTACCGTTTTCCTAATGGGTATGGTGCGAGTGTGGTATGGGGGGGTGATGGTCTGATTCGTGGTAATGATGAACGCCCATATGAATTGGCAGTTATTAAGTGGTTAAGTAAAACAAACTACTACTTAGACTCCCAAAACCCTGTATGTAATGATGTAATCGGATACCAAAACGATGAGCAGATAACGGATTTGCTTAACAAAATCAAAGGCTTAGAAAGGAAAGATACGGAATGACAAACACATCAAGGGTAGCCATAGCCCCATACAAACGAGGCAGTAAAAGTGCAAGGCTATTAAAGAAAGGACTGAGCGAAGCATTAGGTAGAGATGTGTTGTTTATAAACCCTGAGCGTGTCGGCTTGTGCAAGCCTAGTCGTGTCGTTATTAACTGGGGTAGTAGTGGGATTAGTGATACAAATGCTACGGTCATCAACTCCGCTAGTGCCGTCAGCGTTGCGTCAAACAAACACAGGTCGTTACTGCATTTTAAGCTAGCCGATGTCCCCCACCCTGAATACACAACAGACAAGGACAAGGCAAAGGACTGGATAGAACAGGGCTTCAAGGTAGTATGTCGTACGCTACTCACCGCACACTCAGGGCAAGGCATTGTTGTAGCCAAACAACACTCAGAGTTAGTAGATGCCCCGTTGTATACAAAATACATACGCAAGCAAAAGGAGTTCAGAGTTCATGTATTTAATAGTAAAATTCTTGACATACAAGAAAAGCGTAGGAGTTCTAGTGTTGATGACCACCACCCTTATATTAGAAACCATGCAAATGGGTATGTCTTTTGTCGAGGTGGTATCGAAGAACCTCACTCTCTTAGGGGGGTTGCTATCTCTGCCGTTGATGCGTTAGGGCTAGACTTCGGTGCAGTAGATGTTGCATGGAATGAGGCACAGGATAAGTGCTATGTGTTAGAAGTAAATACTGCGTGCGGTCTAGAGGGTTCGACTGTTAACAAATATGTTAATGCAATTAAGGAGGTTGTATGAGCAGATGGAATGTATTAGTAACTGGGTGCGCATATGTAGAAGTGGAGGCAGATAACTGCGATGATGCCGAAGCTGAAGCCGGTAAGCACTTTAATGTTTTGGATATGCAGTTTGATTTTATGTGTGAAGAAGCTGATCGAATTGAGGAGGAAGATAGTGAGTAAATCAATAACGAAGGTGCAGGTAAGGTTTACATGGAATGACGGCAAGATAGAGGAGATAGACGAGAACCTATTAACCGCCGACTCTGACCTAGGCTTGGAGTTGCAGAGTTACGCATTAGATTTTGAAGGACTGCGTAGCGATGACCAAGCCCTATATGACGAGGAATATGCCGATTGGCTACCTATACCCAAGGACTACGATACATACATGGCTAGTGGTATGGTCGACCCGTTATGGGAGGCTGGGTTTATTGCGGGTAAGATGCATGAAATAACTAAACAATATAAACAGAAGGAGGAAGTATGAGTTGGTTTAGATGCAATAATGATAAGCTAATTGAAAAGATTAGAACGCTTGAAGCAAGAATAGAAAGATTGGAGTATGCCAATAGGTATTATACCAACGACAATTATAGTTTTTGGGCTGAAGCTAGAACAGTACCATTATCTGATGTAGTGCGTAGGATTGCCAACCATCTTTGCATGGATATTAGGTACAAACACGCTGAACCTGAAGGGTTTACAACTGAGTTTAAAGAAAGGGAAAAGCCATGACAACATTTACAACGGAGGATAGAGAAGCTATGCACAAAGGACTAGAGAGAAAGCCCGAGCACTACTCGCACTATAAATCCGAAACCATACAAGGGGCAACGGGTGCGCAGTATAGCTTTGTAGATACAAGCCCCCAAGCGTACGAAGTGACGAAGATCATTAACACTATATGCGCCCAACTACAGGCTTTATCTACGGTCATCAAGCAAATTCAAGCAAGCCAAAACCAAAAGGAAAACAACTGTGGAAAATGAAACACCACGCACTAGGAAATATATAATCCACGACGCAAACAAAAACTCTTTGTTTACAACAATCCCATTAGCGGAAACGGTGGAAGCTAAACGAGAGTTAGTGTTACGTGAAAACCCCAACCACTATGTGTTTGGTGAAATACGTAGGGCATGGAAGCCTTGGTTAACATATGCTGAAAACATGGCAGAGGAGTATGTGGGATGAACGCTAATGAACTAATTAAGGAATTGGAATTTACTGCAATACCTTGTTTGCAAGAAGCAGCCACCATGCTACGCCAGCAACAAGCTGAAATAGAAGCGTTGAAAGAAGGCATTGAAAAATTAAAAGATGCTTATTGCCAAAAAGACCATGAAGTAAAAAAAGCAGAACAGTATTGCTTAGATGCATTTGAGCGTGGCAGACAAATTGGGTATGCTGATGGAATGATAAGTAGAAAGGCACAAGAGAAATGAAGACTATAAAGGTAAAGAAAGATGGTAAAACAGTCCATCAGTTTATTGTGCCTGACTTGGCATTAGCTCTTGCTGAAAAACTTGGTATAGATAAAAATCAATACATAATAGAACTAGCCAAGGTAGAGCTAGTACTAAGAAAGGCACAAGAGAAATGAACGCAAATGAATTAGCCGACCTATTAGAAGTTGACAGTTGGTACAAGCTGGTAACTAGAGAAGAAATAACCACCATGCTCCGCCAGCAAGAGGTAGAAATTGAAAGGATAACAAGTAAGTATGAAGAAATACTCCATGA